ATTTAATAGGATGATGAGTAAGTGGTTGGGGCATTCTCGATGAAAATCATATTCTGTTATAACGGTATCCCAGATATCCGGGCTTCAACGGCAATCCTTAAGTATGCGCCTCAAACAGAATTCGTAGAAACCCCAGGATTGTTCGGATACAACGAAGCCATCGCATCCCGATGGGGCCAGGACGATCTGGTCATTATCGAGGGTGACAAAGAAATCACCTCAGATACAATACCATCCTTTGAGACTTGCGACGAACCGTGGTGCAGTTACGGCTATTACAATTACCCGGAACCATATCAAGTTTATTGCAGTACAGGTCTAGGGTGCGCTAAGTTCTCTCTCGACTTGCAGCGGAAAATTCCAACAACTGCTTTTTGCCGAGCAGATATTTCAGGAATGGTTTGTCCTGATTGTAACGGGGCTGGTTGCTGGCGGTACCTGGACACGAGAATAGCATTTGCAATTTTTGCAAGTTGCATTTCGTTCTCGCCGCATGTTCACGGTGAGGTTATTCATCACCATACATACGCGCCCGATTGGGCAGCTCTTAGAGGTTTGGAGTAGCAATTACACAAGCCTTCGACCCAAAATCGTCTTGATTACGGGCTAAAAGTAAAGTCTCGAAAGGACAGTAAATGACCGCTTTTACCGACAACCTCTATGAAAAGTGGCTAGAGATGTCACTTTACGGCAACCCGGTGGTTAACAACCCTGGGAAGTTTGCTGAAATTGTGCAGTATCTTGGCCTGAATGCAATTACTCCAACGCTTACCGGGTTCCCCACTGCCTTTGTTCTTGGTACCGGCCAGGTAACTAACGCCGATACCACGAATACCTACGACGCTGGCGACCAGGGTCCAAGGACTTCGCCTCACCTTGTGCGAGTCGTAACAACCATTGGTGCTACCCCAACTTGTACCTATACCATTAACGGTTCACTTGACAACTCGTCCTTCTCCCCTCTTAGCTATTCGGATATTGGCTCACTGGGTACCGTTACTAACGCCGCGTTTGTAGTCACTACTGCTACTACTACGGTAAAGGTAATTCCGGCCGGTCAGCGATACCGATACGTCAAGGTCACATACTCTCTGAACACGAACGTTACCAACACTGCCGATCTGCTCAGGCTAGGATAAGGATAAGAATTATGACAAACGAAGATCCCCGTATTGCTCCGCTACGCCGCAAGATGGCGGCCACTCAGGAGCCCGCTAAGGCGGCCGAACTAGCTGTGGTACTCCGAGGTCTAGGATTCGATCCTGACGCCGCAGAGGAAGTCTCAGCGGCTCCCAAGGGGCGCTCAGCGCCGAAGCGGGAGACTACCGATGACACTAGGACTAAGGACACCGATGAGAAGCGCCGACCAGCTAGGCCAGCCGCGAAGCCCGCACCTAGGGCACCGGCAAAGCCAAAGGGAGCCAAGTAATGTCAGTCAGCACTACACCTCCTAAGGGCCGCCCAACGCCGAAGCGCGAAGATCAGCGCAAGGCACGCAAGCGCGGTTTGCCGGAAAGCTCTGTAATTGTGAAGCGCGCAGAATCGGAAGATCCCGAAGTTGAGGATATTTCTGGTTCCGGTATTGTCACAGATATCGTTGGCTACGGCAGCGTTAGGCTTCCAAGCCTTTCTACCATCACTGATAAGGACTAATCAATGACTGCATTTTTCGGAACAGGGGCTAGCAACTCGTGTCGTGCGGCGCTAGACGCAATCAAGGCACTACCTAACAGCGGCCACCTTCTCATTACCACTACAGCCGCGCCTGCGGACCCCGATACAACTATTCCGTCTGGTGCAGCAGTTCTAGCGGACTTTACATTCAGTGCTGCGGCATTTGGTGCGGACACTACGGCTGGGTCTTTCTCGACTAAGACTGAGACTTGCACTGCTAGCTTCTCGGCTTCTACGGTAACTGCGTTGCAGACCGGAACCGCCGCGTCAGCGTGGATCACTAACGCCGGTAAGACTGTGTGTTACTTTACCTGTTCGGTCGGTACTTCTGCCACTGACATTATTTTCAACTCCGTTGCATTCAGCTCTGGTGCTAACATTACGCTTTCCAGCTTCACGCTTGTGATGCCTGAGTAATCCCCCGAAAGGATTTATATATGTCTGGTTACAAGCCTATTGGCACCGAACTTCTGTTTGCTACCTACAATGCGGCTACTGTCAGCGTGCCTACGGCAGCAGCGGTTACAATTACGGCAGGGTGGCCAGCTATTATCATCCCGGCCGGGTACATGAGTAATCTAGGGGACTGGACTAGTAGCCTTAAGTTTAAAATGGGTGGGTTTATGACCGCTACGGCGGCGCTGCCTACGTGGTCGTTCGGCCTAGCTATCTCCACCTCTAACACATTCTCGGCTTCTACTCCACTGGCAACCCCAACGCTAGCTACAACTCCTACCGCTGGGTCATTCTCTTGGAAGATGGAAGCCGAAATCGGCCTTCGTACTATGGGCGGACCTGGCACGACTTCTACTCTCGTATGCCACGCGGCTATTGATGGCGGGGCATTTGCGGCTAACTTGCAAACGTCTCCTGTTGCTACAGGTAACGCGCTTATTACCAACTACGATAAGAACATTAACTACTGGCTGTGGCCTTACCTTACGCTAAGCGCGGCTACGGCAGCAAATACCGTAACAGCTCAGTACGGCAAACTATATGGAGAGAACTAAATGGCAGGTACAATTACAATTCCTCTTATGACCCTGCAAATCGGTACGACCGAATTCGGACCGGCATCGGTAGCGGATACTGATATCAATGCGGTGCTGTCGATTGACCGGACGGTAGTTGGCGGCTTCAATTCTATGACTGCCCTAACTACTTGTCAGATTGGCGTTTACCAGTCTAATGACAATGGGGATACCTGGTTTTTTCTCGCAGGTGCGGGATTTCCTGGGGGCGTCTACACTAATCGTAATGGACAGATTAACATGAGCGGTATGGGTGTTGATTTTTGGCCGGGCACTGGTCGGCTAACACGGGCAGAGACAATCATTGACGGAACAGCGGTAGCTATTCAGGGTTCGCTCGTCTTTAGCTAATAGCAGGGAGGGCGAGCAACGTGGCAGTTACCTATGATGCTGTAGGACCGGGCGCTACGGGTATCGCGTTTACTACCAGCCCTGGAACGTGGTCGCATACTAACAACGGCAACACGATTGTAGTTGCTGTTACTATCTTCACCGGATCAGCGAACACAGTTACCGCCGTAACGTACGGTGGCGTTGCCCTCTCCTTTCTTAAATTTCAGGCTAGTGCTGGCGGTAGCGCGGGCGGGGTATCCTTCTACGGACTATCTGGCCCCACCGTACCAACCGGAACTAATACCGTATCTGTTTCGACATCGGAGTCTAACAATCATAACGCAGGTTCGGTAAGTCTAGCCGGTGGGGGCGGTTTCGCGACTCCTGTTTCTAATAATGCCGCTGGTACAACATCGGTAACTGCGTCGGTGCCCGGCACAGTTTCAGGCGGGATGATTGTTACCGCCGCGTGTTTCGGTTCTAATACCGGCACGTTCTCGGGCACGAACAGCGTTGCTATTCGGTGGCAACTCAACCATTCCGGCCTTTCCGGGGCTGATAACGGGGTTGAAGGCACCGTAGCTTCTGTTGGTGGTGCCCAGACGGTAGGTTTCAGCAATTCCGCTACAGATGACTGGGGAATTGTTGCAGTTGAGGTATTGCCTACGAGTGCAATTGGTATGCCGCAGCAACGCCACAGAAAGTCACGTCGTAGGAATAACCAGCGCCGTCGCCAGTGGGTTTGGCAGGCCATTACAGGTTCTTTGGATATTACCGGCACGGGAAGTGTCAATACTAATAAGCCGGTTGCTTCCGGCACGGGTATTGAAGAATTTGCAGCTACTGGAAGTAGTAACGCTAAGAAGCCAGCGGCATCAGGAACCGGCGTTGAAGCATTTACCGCTACTGGTAGTAGTTCTGCAAAGAAGCCTGCTGCCAATGGAACCGGAACTGTTGGCGGAATTACTGGCACGGGCTCAAGTAGTATTAAGAAGCCTGCGGCTAGCGGTACCGGCGTCGAGCAGTTCTTGGCTACTGGCAGCAGTGCTCTCAAAAAGCCTGCCGCATCTGGAACCGGAACTAACTTCTGGGGTACTGGTAGCAGTTCTGTTAAGAAGCCTGCTGCGAATGGTACAGGCGTCGAGCAGTTCTTGGCTACTGGTAGTAGCAGGGCTAAGAAGCCTGCTGCGTCGGGCACCGGAACTAACTTCTGGGGTTCTGGCTCAAGTAGTATTAAGAAGCCTGCCGCTTCTGGTACAGGCGTCGAAGTATTCACCGCTACAGGTAGTAGCAGGGCTAAAAAGCCTAGCGCTTCTGGCGTAGGTACAAACTTCTGGGGTTCTGGTAGTAGCTCAGTCAAAAAGGCTGCGGCTAGCGGAACTGGCACAGAAACCTTTACCGCCACTGGCTCGTCAAATGTGAAGAAGCCTGCCGCTTCGGGTACTGGTTCAATTCCGGGTATCTCGGGTACTGGCAGCAGTAGCATTAAGAAGCTGGTGGCTAGCGCCACGGGTACGGAACAGTTCTCGGCAACGGGAAGTAGTTCTGTCAAGAAGCCTGCGGCATCCGGCACGGGTACAAACTTCTGGGGTTCGGGTAGCAGCGCCGTTAAAAAGCCTGCCGCTTCGGGCGCTGGCACAGAAACCTTTACCGCTACAGGTAGTATTTCTATAAAGAAAACTGCTGCAAACGGTACGGGGACTAACACTGCCGCAGGAGTGACGGGTACCGGCCAAACTACTATTAAAAAGATTAACGTTTCTGGCGCTGGCGTCGAAGTCTACACCGGCACCGGAGCCGTTAGCGCGAAGAAGCCTGCTGCGGCCGGAACTGGCAACTCTGGCGGGCTGGCCGGAACTGGTTCGGTAAGTGTTAAAAAGCCTGCGCCTCACGGCACGGGTGCTGAATCCTGGTCTGGTGCTGGCGGCGCTATTGTCAAAAAGGCAAGGTTGCTAGGAACCGGAACTCAGCAATACGCGGGTTCGGGTAGTTTGAGGATTAAGAAGCCTCAGATCTTGGCGCTTTCGCTAGCGTTCGGGACGGGCCGACTAGGGGTTACTCACCCTTATCATGGAATCGTCGCGGGTGCCGGTGAACACAATGCAACTACGACCCATGGCGCTAAATCTCATAGTACCGTGTCCGATACAGACAAGGCGAGGGGTGCAGTGTCCGGTAAAACTAAAACAGCGAGTAAGGTAGCAGGTGAGACATAATGGCAGCGATCGAAACGGGCGAGTCCTATACTTCCACGTTTGTCCTAACGGACGTAAACGGGAACTTTATCGATGCTACGGTTGTGCTCACCATTACCTTGCCCAATGGTACCACCGTTGTTCCAAGCGTTACTCACGACAGTCTAGGTCACTATCACGTCGATTACACTTTTACGCTAGAAGGCTTGTATAAATTCCAGTGGGTTTCTACTGGACCGAATACCTCAAAGACCGACTATGTTCCCGTTGCTACATTCAGGTCTATTGTAAGCATTGATGACGTTAAGGCGTTTATCAATTACGGCACTAGCACGTCCAACGAGAAAGAGTCGTTGCTGCGTCAGGTAATGATGGCAGTAACGGAACTGATCGAAGAAGTGGTCGGCATTTGCGTTATCAAGACTTTTACCAATGAAAGAATTGCTGGTGGCTATACCGTTAAGGTGCTGAAACTGCCTCACGGTCCGCTACTTAGCGACACTTCGATTACTTCCATTAGTTCTGTTCGGGCGAACGGGCCGACGTGGACTCAGGCCAATGGCGATTTTATCGTCTATCCTGATAGCGCCACGGTCGAGCTAGAGAATGCCATGCCGTTCTACTACGGACCATGGAAAGCAACATACACGTGTGGCCGCGCGGTTATCTCGAATAAGATTCAACTCGCCGCTCTTGAGATTTGCTACGATATGTGGGCGACTCAGCGGCCCTATGGCGCGGATCAGCTAGAACCTGGACCTAACGAAACTGCTAACTGGGAAAACCTGGTTAGTACATACAAGATTCCGCCGCACGCGATGGCGATGTTGTCGGGCG